AGAAAGTATAAGGGTTTAATACAAACTTGTATAGAGCCAGAGAGCCTGTTGGGATTTCTGGTTCACGTGGATTAATATTTGGTTCGCCTTGGATGACCTGTAGTTCACCAAATCCAACACTTCCTCGACTGTCGGTTGCGTTTGCAACCAAAATATCGATACGAGGTAGGTAGTACTTAACCTGATCGATAGTTACAGAAGATGAGTTCTGAGGTAGCTCAGTGATATTAAATTCGTTCCCTTCAGCGTCTGGTGGCGTTCGGACAGGACGGAAGTCCAATACGTCTCGTAGAGAGATTACTTGTCCACCAGAAGTTGTATGATTAGGAATGTTTTCGTAATCTTCTCCTTGATATGAGCTACATGCAAAGTATCGTCCGCTGTTATCATGAGCAAAATATTCATATTCTACTTCTACTTGAACATTAGAACCAGTAGGTATTTTATATCCACCCTTGATATTTGCCTGACCATTGTCATAGAAGTTATCTCTCTGACCACCATCCAAGATAAACTGGTTGGTTATATCAGTTTCAGCTTCACCATTCTTATGTGTTACTGAGGTGATAGAGATTACATCTGGATTACTTAAAAATAATGGTCTTGCTTCTTGATCTGAATTAGGAAGAGAAAAAGTCTCTGTCACAGAGGTACGGGTCTTTTTTCGAGGACCTGAACTTACTGATTGGTATGTAGCAACAACATAGTTTGTATCTGGTTCTAGACCAGTATATGAACCATCTGTAGTAGAAACCGCAGCGATAGGTCCGTCTTGTTGCGCAATAACCCAATCCGGATATTCTACTCCACTCAGGGATAAGTCACCGTTAGAATCTGACGACACGGATTTCCAGCTTTGGACTGTGAAATTTGCTGATTCAATAGTATTTGCTTTAGGACTATTCTTAGGTAATGGGAACAGTAAGCTATTCTCAGAAGTACCGTAAAGAGTGGAGTCCCCATCAAGTAAAGGTATAGTGTTAGTTGTTCGTGAATCATACAGAGAATCTACGTTGGAGAAGTTTTCTGTTCCAATCTTATCACCATCGTTGTTTCTAATGGCATCCATTCGAATGTTGAATAGATATAATCTATATCCTTTAGAGTCTTGTTGGACTCCTCGAACATTAGCATATCCAATAAAGTCAGATCCGTTCTGCAATCGAACTTCTCCGAAATAGTCTAGTCTACCAAAACCTTGAGTAGTGGTTGGGTCGATATAGACATAGTTACCATATGTTGCTGGTACAGATTCGTTCGAGAAAGTTACGGTGCCTCTTGACTTAGGAACTTCTATTTCGTCTTGTCCAATATCTAAACGATATCCGTCGACATACGCGATACCCTTGGTAACGTCTAGAGTTAGGTTGTCCTCATTCTCAGAATCTTTAAAGATTGATTTGAACTCTTCTACTACATAGTTGCCTGATTCTTCTTTTGTTCTTTGTGCAAGCAAATCATTGATTTTGTTATATGAATCAAACGTGTTTACTTCGCGGGTAATATTACCTTCAACTACACGTGCAATGAATACGAAGTTTTCTTCGACAGCTACTTGACTACGGGTTGTTGGAATTAGTTTGATCTGATATCGATCAGCGCCTGGGGCAGTCGCATCTGGAACATCACCTTGGTTGTCGTACAGGTCTTCGTTGTCATCTACTGTGATAACTTTCTGTTCGATTCGGAAACCAATGTCATCGGTAGGAGTATGACTATACTTGTCGATGAATGCACTGCCACCTTCCATAAACACAAAGTGACCTTCAACGAAGAAGTCACCTGAAGCAAAGTATGCCTTCGTTCCACGACCCGCTGATGGGATGACACCATCGTCAGCAACTGACAGTTGTTTAATTGTGTTGTGTATTGTACACGTCAGAACTTCGTTTTTTAATACTCTTGCAGACTTTTTTGTATCTGCAACATTAATAGTATCAGTGTACTGTACGTAAAGAGTGGTTGGATCTGGGTTCTCAGAATCAGATGATACTACTACTTCCAGAACCTTGAATTCTAAACCAGATGCGCTGGTGAAAATCTCACCGACTGCATTGAAGTCCAAAGCACTACTACTGTCTAGGCGAATGTATTCAATACTAGTATCTACTGTCGCACCGCCTGGATTAATTAATGCGCCTTCCTTGAATAAGTTACGTCCAAATCGAGAAATCTCTTCGTGAAGGATTGTCTGAGATTCAATTAATTCTCTTGCCTGTAGTGCTCGTCCAGAATTAAACAATACACGATGATAACCATCTTCAGCGTTGTAGAAATCGCGGTATGTTTCTTTGAACGTTTTGTTTGTAAAATCTGCCATGATTAATCCTAAACGGTGATTACTATCTTAATGTCTTCTTGTTGTTCTGGGTCACGTCGAATTCTGTGACGACTCTCAATGTACATGACATTTCCGGAGAATCTGTCTATACCATTGACCAGAGATATGCTTTCGATATCCCCTGTAAGCACTATTCCTGCTTGGACTAATGCCTCACCCACTTGGAATGGTTTGAATCCTGTAGATTCATTTTGATGATAGAATACTTCTTTGTCTACCGACTGATTAACATATGCCTTGGCACCAGATATAGAGCCAGTGACTACCTTACCTGATTCAAACGGTGAGCTATTCACTAAAGTAATAGAAGGTAGGGTCTTGATAGATGCTCCAACGAAAGGAGTACCGTCTGGTTGAAGAGGGTTTTTAATCAGACCCATCTGTCGGAATGTATTGAATGTAATAAAAGTACCGCCAACGTCACCATCTGGTTTGATGTTTGTCATAACTGAACTTGTTTTCAAATCATCTATTGGATCGAATCCCAGTCCTGCTTGACTAGTCACTACTGCACGAGCAGTACTCGTAGTTACACCACCAATGATTTCAAAAGATGCGTGAGTGTATCCACTACCATAACTAGTCATTTTGATTTTAGTTATTGCACCAGTATTTGGATCTATCTCTGCCACTGCGACAGCGCCAGTACCGTCACCGTGAATATTAATAGTAGGGACATTAGTATGTCCAGTCCCTGCATCAATAATAGTTGCACGTAGTATCTGTCCACCAATGGCTTCATCTCTGACTGTAGTTTGCAAGTCTTCGATGGAGTCGCCTGTAGGTAGATCAATCTCTGCCTTCTGTACTGGGATATGATTTGACGATAGGTACTGATAGATATTTTCTGGTCTTAAAGAGAATGAATATTTCCAAATATAACCGTCAGCAGTTTCGAATGGTTTCCACCACTCGCGAACGTTAAACATCGGTGCGTTAGGATCAGTCTCTGGACTCATAGGTGCATGTAGTCCCCAGTTAGGTTCTATGATAGACTGCTTCTTAGTACCGTCGATATTCAAACCAGTTTCTAAACATATGTAAACTTCTTTGGCGTCATTCATGACATACCAAGGAGTCCAAGGTTCTACGATATCGGATGAGGTAGTATCGTCCCAACCAGTGTATTCTGAACCAGATGACCAGTTAACCCTTTTAGCTACAAAGGTAGAACCTTCAATCTTTTTGATTGACTGTAGTGCATTTCGAAACTCTCTCTCATCAAAAGGGCAGTCGACTGGTGGGACTACTGTATCTTGTTCATTGAAAGTATCTGACTTTGAGATACCAATGTAGTATTCATTGTCGGTGTTAGCGATATCTAATAAAAGATCTCTAGCTAACTTACGACTAAGTGTTTGTCTTACTATTGCTGGCATTGTTTTTTCCCACGCATGTTAGAAATATTCTTCTTATATTTATAACGATTTTATGACTCGTTTATAAATTTGTTTATCCAAGTCTGCTTTTGGTGCTGATTCATTAACAAATCTTTGTATATAACTGGTAATTCGTATGGACTGCTTCTCCATTGAGGAACATGTTTGAGTGCTTCATCACGCATAGGTTGCAAGTAATCCTCATAGCTATGTACCTTCTGAGCACTACCTTCGGTAGTTCTGTCAATACAATACAAATCACTTGACATGGTTAAGAAGTAACAGATGTTTCCCTTCTGGTGTTCTGCTAATAACTTGTAGGTGTATGCGTGATCTTCTCCGTTACCAATATCTTCGTTCATTTTTATTTGTGCAGACTTACGACTCTGCAACATAATGAAGTCAACTGACACTGGACGCTCATCAATAAACAGATGACTTTCTTGAGGACCGACGTTTTGAGTCACGGCACACATAGAGGTACCCCATACACTGGCGTGGTAGTTATCATTAACCCACCAGTAATGTCCTTGCTCTAGTGGAAAGTTACATAAACAATCACATGGTACCACACCTAGAACATCAATGCAAGGATAATGCTTATAATGATTCCACAGCGACTGTAAGTACGACGGATATAAAAAATCATCTCCATCGATCTGAGATACAAAATCACAGTCACTTTCTAGAAATACATCTAGACATGCATTTTTACCACGGCCTGGTTTACCATTACTTTCCGTATTGACTACACGGAATGGTAGATTAAGTGCGCATACATCTTCATAGTATCCTTCATGAATACTATTTACAACGATCACCACTTCCCATTCTATTGGGCTTATCTTTATTACATTATTAACCGACTTAACAAGTCTCGCCAACTTCGGAACATCATTCGAGGTCAGCAACGTTGTCATCAATTTCATTATTCTGCTCCGAAGAAGAACGTCTGAAATAATCTACCGTCGTATTGATTTGTACCAAAGCCAGGAACTACACTTCTATGATAATACATTGCATCATATATTACAAGTCTATTGTATATATTTTTTGATTCTGCAACAATATCCCAGTCACCTTCAATCAACTGAAATTCATTGAAGTCGACTGGACAGGAATCTTCATGCTTCATGATTCCCGTTGGTCTATGTTTATAGATTGCAGTGCCAGAGTCTAGAGGCGCATCTGGGGTGAGATATATTACCGCAGCGAACTGCATTCGATCGTGGTGAATCCACGTCTTGCAAGTTTCGGTAGTATATTGGAAGGAAGTGTTGTATTCATCTAATGGAAAGTAAGTTATAGTTTTACCTATAATATGTTCCATTGATGCTATCATCGAATCGACGTAACCACCGTCATTAGTACATGGTGCTGTTCTTACGCCAGGATAGTTACCTGTCACATCAAAGGTTTGACTTAAAGCATAACCCCGAACTGAATCGGGGTCTGCATAGAAATTATCAATAATTGTAAACATAATATACCTGTGTTGTATGGGGTTATAATGCCCCTATCTTAACTCTTGGGAAGGTGTTGACAGCATCGAATATTGAAATATTGTCAGCTCCAAATTCCATCCTTGCACCACTTGTAGCTGTATTTAGAAGACCACTAAGATCTAAAAATCCTTGGTTATTGGTCAACTCATCAAAGGAAGAGTTAGTAGTAGTTTCTATTCTATCTACTGTGGCACGGAACACCCGTCCACTATTAATGTGCCAGTATACATCACCAATGAAAACTGTATCAACAGTACGGAAAGACCTTATCTGTGAAGACGCTGTGGCGTTTACGTTAGAAGGGAATGTGGTGTTTGTATCAAATATTACTGCGTTACCAAATCCACCAACCGGACCTTGTCCACCTTGGGTACCGGCAACACCTTGTCCACCTTGGACACCAATTGGACCGTCTGGACCTTGTCCACCTTGCTCACCCTGAGAACCAGTTGCTCCGGCAGCACCAGTATTACCTTTGACACCTTGTGCGCCTGTGTCTCCTGTTGCACCTTTAGTTCCTTGTGCACCTTGGTCACCTGTGTTACCTTTGACACCTTGGGCACCTGTGTCTCCTGTTGCGCCTTTATTTCCTTGAGCACCTTGGTCACCAGTATTACCTTTGCTTCCTTGGGCGCCTTGGTCACCAGTATTACCTTTAGCTCCTTGTGCACCTGTGTCTCCTGTTGCACCTTTATTTCCTTGTGCACCTTGGTCACCAGTATTACCTTTAACACCCTGATTACCAACTGGACCTTGTCCACCTTGAGGACCGTTATTACCCGTCTGACCTTTTATTCCCTGATTACCAATTGGACCCTGTTCTCCTTGTGGTCCATTATTACCAGTCTGTCCCTTGATACCTTGGTTGCCGACAGGACCTTGTCCACCCTGTGGTCCGTTATTACCTGTCTGACCTTTAATGCCCTGATTACCGACAGGACCTTGTTCACCTTGAGGACCATTGTTACCTGTTTGTCCTTTTATACCTTGGTTACCAACGGGTCCTTGTCCACCTTGAGGACCATTGTTACCAGTCTGTCCTTTGATGCCCTGATTACCAACCGGGCCCTGTTCACCCTGTGGTCCGTTGTCACCAGTTTGTCCTTTAACACCTTGGTTACCGACTTCACCTTGAGCGCCCTGTGGACCATTATTACCTGTCTGTCCTTTAACACCTTGGTTACCGACTTCACCTTGAGCACCCTGTGGTCCATTATTACCAGTTTGACCCTTGACACCTTGAGCACCAACTGGACCCTGTTCCCCTTGAGGACCATTGTCACCAGTTTGACCTTTAACACCTTGGTTACCAACTGGACCCTGACCGCCTTGAGGACCGTTATTACCCGTCTGACCTTTGATACCTTGGTTACCAACTGGACCTTGTTCACCTTGAGGACCATTGTTACCAACGGCACCTTGGAAACCAACTGCTCCCTGTGAACCTTGTTCACCCTGATTACCAACTAAACCTTGCGCTCCTTGGAAACCTACTGGACCCTGATTACCTTGTTCGCCTTGAGGTCCTACTAGACCTTGTGCGCCATCAGCACCCTGTGCACCTTTCTCTCCATCAGCACCTTGAGGACCATTGTCACCAGTTTGTCCTTTAACACCTTGGTTACCAATTGGACCCTGTTCCCCTTGAGGACCATTGTTACCAGTTTGACCTTGCTCACCCTGTGGTCCAGTATCTCCATCAGCACCTTGAGGTCCTACTAGACCTTGTGCACCAGTTTCACCTTGTGCACCTTTTTCTCCGTCAGCACCTTGGGCACCAACCAGACCTTGAGCACCATCTGCTCCTTGTGGTCCAGTATCTCCATCAGCACCTTGAGGTCCTACAAGACCTTGAGCACCAGTTTCACCTTGTGCACCTTTTTCTCCATCCGCACCTTGAGGACCAACATTACCAACTTGACCCTGTGGACCAGCGACACCTTGTGGACCGTCTGCTCCTTGTGGTCCAGTATCTCCATCTGCTCCTTGAGGACCGGCATCGCCTGGGTTACCTTGTGGACCCACTGGGCCTGGAGTTGTACCCGCTGGACCTTGAGGGCCTGGGTCTCCTTCAAGTCCTTGCGGACCTACTGGGCCTGGAGTAGTACCTGCTGGACCTTTAGGGCCTGGATCTCCTTGAAGTCCAGTACCACCCTGCGCTCCAGTTGCTCCGGCAGCACCTGTAGAACCTGTAGAACCTGTTACACCTGTTGCACCTAATGGGCCTGGGTTACCCTGAAGTCCGGCAACACCTTGAGCACCAACATCACCAGTAGCACCTTTATCTCCAACATTACCCTGAAGTCCGGCAGCACCTTGAGCACCAACTGCACCAGTAGCACCTTTATCTCCAACATTACCTTGAATTCCAGCAGCACCTTGTGCGCCAGCAGAACCTTGTGGTCCTAATTCACCGACATTACCTTGAATACCAATAGCACCTTGAGCACCATCTGCGCCTTGTGCACCAACTGCACCAGCATTGCCTTGCAAACCAGTAGCACCAGTTACACCAGTAGAACCAGTGGCACCTTGCTCTCCAGCATTACCTTGGAGACCACGGAAACCTTGAGAACCTTGTTCACCTTGAGGACCGACTTCACCTACATTACCTTGAATTCCAGCAGCACCTTGTGCGCCAGCAGAACCTTGTGGTCCTAATTCACCAACATTACCTTGGACCCCTTGTGGTCCAACTGCCCCTGCATTACCTTGTGGTCCGACTTCACCTACATTACCCTGTAGGCCTACATTACCCTGAACACCTTGTATACCTTGAGGTCCAGTCTCGCCAGGATTACCTTGGAGACCAATAGCACCCTGTGATCCAGTCTCTCCTTGAGGACCAGTTTCGCCTGGGTTACCTTGAAGACCAATAACACCCTGAGAACCCTGTTCTCCTTGTGCTCCAGTTTCGCCTGGGTTGCCTTGTAAACCAATTATTCCTTGCGGTCCAGCTTCACCTTGCGGACCAGTCTCGCCAGGATTACCCTGTAGACCAATAACACCCTGAGAACCTTGCTCCCCTTGTGGTCCAGTCTCGCCAGGATTTCCCTGAAGACCAATGATACCTTGAGCACCTTGTTCACCCTGTGGTCCAGTTTCGCCTGGGTTACCTTGGAGACCTATGATTCCCTGTGGACCTTGTTCACCCTGTGCTCCAGTTTCGCCTGGGTTACCCTGAAGTCCGATTATACCTTGTGGTCCGGTCTCTCCTTGAGGTCCAGTTTCGCCAGGATTACCCTGAAGACCAGTTTCACCTTGAGCACCAGTTTCACCTTGAGGACCAGTCTCGCCAGGATTACCTTGGAGACCAGTTATACCCTGCGGACCTTGATTTCCTTGAGGTCCGGTTTCGCCTGGGTTACCTTGAAGTCCAGTTATACCCTGTGGTCCGACTGCACCTTGTGGTCCTATTGGGCCTGGCGTAGTACCTTGTGGTCCGACTTCACCTTGTGCACCTTGTGGACCAACTCCCCCCTGTAGACCGACTCCACCTTGTGGACCGAGTTCGCCTGGGTCTCCTTGAGGTCCCTTTTCACCAATGTCTGTGTTGTCAATGATTTCTTGGATGTTAGAAACTCGTGCATCCAAGTTAGTAATATCATTAGCATTATCGGTAATTTTGCTAGGGTCTACCCCATTAAGGGCTTCCAGAACTTCGGTATCGACCAAATTGCTGATAAATTCTGGAGTGATACCATCACCGCCACCAATATCAACCTGAGAGTATAGTTCCTCAAAGTTTTGATTTATTTTTTCACTGGCTTCGCGGAGAGTGTCACCACTTCCGTCGTTCGCAGAACCGCCAGTATTTAGAATTTTTCTCGACATTATAGGTTTCCGTTATGTGTGGTCTGATGCGTCTAGGGTTTCGTATTCTTGAGATAGGTCTAAACCTTCATCATCCAAAGTTGGTGGTCTTACGCCAGCCCAATCTGCGACTGTTACGAAATCATCAGCCAACTGTTGCAGAGATACATTTTCGTATCTGTCCAAAGTCTCTAGAGAACTTACAATGATACCTGAACCCTCATCCTTTTGTGCTTGTGTTCTAACATCTACTGCATCATTCTCTTCCATAGTAAGTAGAGAATAGGTAGGTTGTACATGTGTACCTAGTGCAGTTGCTTCAAGTAGTATAGCATAATTAGGAATTTCTAATGGGTCTACGGTTAATCCTGCCTTTAAATCAACACTTGCAACTGATTGTGTTTCTGTTTCGGCAGCAAGGTAGAACCCAGCTGGGTGTATCAACTTAGTATATAGTGTTTCATAATCACTCAAGGACATACCTGTTTTCAAAAGAACTGAAAATATCTGGTATTTCTTATCGTCCTGTATATACCTCAATGACTGAGGTCCAATTAATGAACCGCCAGGCTTGTCATTTAATATGAAGATGTTTTTCTTAGGATAACTTATTTCTACATCTTCACCATAAAATGCTTTAAAAAACTGTTCGGTTGAGATACCTGTACCCTTAGCGCGGTAAAGGTCAACAAGAAGTCTTGCCATCAACCGTGGACTCTGATAGAATGATGACGTTTCTAGTCCGTCACTTATCTCTCCTATCAGTTGATCCAAATAACTTAATTCGGTGCTAGAGATACTTCTCACATCAAACAAGTTATGAATTTTTTGGGTTATAGAAGTATTACCTTCCTCTCCAGTGCTCTCGTAGTACTTCTCTATAAACGAAATTAGTTTAGGATATTCATCTACGAAAAACTCCGGCAATACCTGAGATACCTGACTCTGGTAGAACTTGGGAGCACTTCTGTATTGTCTGGATATGTTAGACATTATTGTATAACCCTAGTTGCCCCTGCATCTATATAACCAGTAGTCGACGATACACTCTCATCTAATGTTATGATGTAATTACGTAGTGGACTAATTGTGCTCTGGTTCGCAGGCACTGCTGATAATCGAATACCAGTTCCTACATAACCGTCCTTGTCAATACGTATTGAATTAAGTAGTATGGTTCCCTTCACTGGATCGTATGTGCCAATGTTATTAATCATGACTGCGCCATCAAGGTCCAATAGTTGTAATTGAGTTGAACCCAATAGGTTTTTGATTACAACGTTCTTGCCATCTGATTTAAACACTGAAGAGTTTATTATATGGTCATCCTTGTCTGGTTCTGCAAGCAAGAATGGGAATTTAATTGTGTGATCTTTTTCTATGTACGATAGTAGTGGTCTACCCAGCGCATTCTTTGATTCTTCGATTGCTTTAATCTGACTATCAAGGTCAATTCGTTGCTGTACCTTAACTGACATCTTAGAGTTAAGTATCGCAGAAGACAATGAATCTACCTGAGTTAATAGATTAGAACGACGGAAGACTGATTCAAATGTACCTAAAACGCTATCCATATAATCTCTAATGAATGCGTCGACTTGAGCCTGTAATGCTTCGGTAGAGGAAGGACTCTTTAGTGGGTCGATATTAAATACTGTAGTCAACTCTAAGAACGTCATCTCTGGTTCAACGAACTCTGTATCGATGGACATAATAGATAGGTTGGATGTCAGCTGGTCTTTGATATTCTGTTTAACTTCTTCTTCGACCGAAGGCGCTACTCCATCTAAGAAATTAAGACTAACAAATACCTTTCCGAATTGTCGTGGTATATTATCATTACCACCCCATGCAATGACATCACGTATGAAGTTACCATAGTTTTTTGATATCAATGCAGTATAATCGTCTGCTGTAACTAATCTGTTCTGTGCGGCAAATGACCTAGGTGCGTTTAGTTTGATTGATTCTACGTTTTCTTTCTCTGCACCGCCACCACTTGCAGCGATAACTGATACCTGAATAGGTTGACCATCAACGGTAGTTGAAGTACTGAACACCTCTGCACCGTTTGCTTCTGAACCACGGGACGTGATATAAGTTACTTCTATTCGGTTACCAGCGCGTGGCGCAGTACCTAAGATATTACCGTCGCTAAAGAATAACTCGTACTGACCATTAGCAGTCTCTCGTAGAATGAATACTTTAGAGTCAGAGTTTACTGTAGTAACATTGTTGATGTCAGAGAATCTCTGGAATCTGTTAGACAGATAGTTATCGTATACTTTAACATTAACAGTAGATACATCTAGCGTGTCGTCTGGCAGTACATATACACCACCTTCTTCACCGACAAGGAATGTCTTTGTTTTAGTAGATCCTTCCCGTACAGTTATTCGCGAATCATTAGAGAAGTCTTTGAATACGTAGTTCCCATTATCGAACTGTGCTGTGCATTGCTCTTGAGTAGTGAACGTATATACCGACGTACCCAAAGAAGAGGTGAACTCTGTACCGATAGGTAGAGACAATGAAGCAGGACCTGTAGTATGACCTACAATTGATAGTGATAGAATGGCAGACGATGCAGTACGTGACTTAGGAATGTAACCTAGTGACTCTGCATGTGATACAACCGATGATCGTAACTGTGCGGACCCAAGAAAGGATTCGTTAATCGCCATGTTGGCAACCAGACCATTGATATGTGTGTTGTGTGCCAATACATCTAGTATATTAGATAGACCACTTGCGGTAAAGTCGTAATCTTGAAATTCTGTTTGCTGTTCTAGATACGTTTGTAGTTGAGACTTTATCGAAAAGAAGTCTAACTCTGAATTTTGTATAGCCATTTATCTGGTCCTTGCAATGTTTAAATTCAACGTAACAACTTTTTGGGTATTCACCACTTCAAAAACTATAGTCACATCTAAGGAATTGCCGTCTGGATTTACCAAACTTCTAATGTTTTGTATCCTTGCTCTGGGTTCGAACTTCTCTAGGGCATAACTAATATTAGCACTAACGTCCTCTACTTCTAAATCTGTAGATAGACTGAAAAGAAGATCGTATAGGTTAGCACCATAATATGGTCTGTATGGAAGTTCTCCATGATTAGTCATAAGAAGATTCTTTACAGACTGCAATACCGCCGCGGCATCTGTCTTTTTATAGATGCCACCAGTAGGGGATGCTTCGAATGTACAGTCTATATCTGAATAGGTACGAGTAACCGAAGTCGTAATCGGAGTCTTCTGTAAATTACCATCCTGTATAGAAAAATTTCTTTTTGCCGAACCCATATCGATTATCCATCGTTATATACTTTTTCTACTATTTATACAGAAACTGAAGCCTTCTTATACAAGACCTTCAAGAAATTCCTGATATTCCTCTTCTGTCATATTATCAAAGTCGGGTATATCATCATCACTGAGACTGGGAAGAGTAACTTGCGGTCTATCATGTGACGCGAGTATATCTCCCGTAAGGACAGGAGGCAACACTCCTAGTGCTGATAATTTGTCTAAACCTGGCAGTGGGATCTCTAATGGAAGTCCTATCAACTCAAGTACGTCACAGAAAGTGAGAGTGAGGAAGTCTAGAAGTTTACCTAGACCAATTGCATCAAGGAACTTCTTAATCTTCTTCAACCATATGTTGAACAGTTCCTTCATAGTGATAATCTTCCAGTCTCTAGCCGCAGTACATATCTGGTTTATCTTATCTTCGAGGCACTGCACCTTACCTTCGATCTCTCCACCCATGATATCTTGTATACTGATATCAAAAGGTGATGGTAAAGGTATTGACAATTCCATAATCTGTGATACAATATCACCCTGCAACTTTGCTAGTTGATCTTCGAGTTCTTTCTGTGCATCAAAGTTATTGATCTTGTCTTCTATCTCTGTTGCCTTGTCCTTGGCGTCCTGTTCTAAGTCAGCGATTTCCTGTTCTACATCAAAGTTCTGTAGTTTTTCTATATCGCCCGTGATACGGTCCATCTCTTCTTGATACTTTGCGACGACCTGATCTATAACTGCACGTACCCATGCTGCCATATCAAATGAGAGAGGGATAGGTAGATCGGGTAACCCTAATGCATCCCATATCTCCTTGAACATACCAATCAATTTATCTAATAGTTTGAAGAGCGACATTGTACACCACTCCATGATCTCATTCTTTATGTACGACCATGTAAGTTTTGCCTTCCACTCTGCACACTCTACACCGAACTCACCATCAAAGTAACGATACTGCTCAGGTACAAGTGCATACACTGCATCAATGATCTGTGACCTTTGGTCTTCCAGCTCATCCATTGCAGAGTTATATGCGTCCTCTTGTAACTTACCGGATTCAAAATCTTGTTGCAATGTTTCTAGTTTTGTGGTATACTCTTCAGTGATACCAGCAATTTGTTGTTTAAGTTCCTCTTGGTATTCTGGTTCCATGATGCGTAATGCATCAATAGTTAATCCTAGCACCGGAACGGAAAACGATACAGGAACAATCTTCGATATCATCTCCATCATCTTCACGGGAATGTAGATATGAAACTCTTGTACCAGTTCGGTGAATGCGTCCTCTGCCTCTTTCTCTAACTGCCGAACCTTACCCTTATCCCACCATGGCGTAAACAAGTCGGAGATAGTTTCAATAGTTTCTTCAATATCCTTGATTGTATCTTCTAACTCTGATATAATACCAAATGGATCTTCGCCATTCTCTAGTGCATCTATCTGTGCTTGAACCCGTGCACGTTCTTCTCCCACCTTCTCCTTCATCTCGTTCTCTAGATTCTGGATACGCTCGAGGGTTTCCCTAGTGTCCGTCTGCGCTTGGGTTTTCAGTTCTTCTATCTGCGCCTGTATGTCACTAGGTATCGCAGTGATCTGATTGAACATGTTGGTGAGGTCCGCCTTGGTTGGTAGACCTGAAGGTGGACATGGAAGAGCAATGGTTGTCATCCCAACTTAACCTTGTTCCCTGCGCGTACTGTAACGGTATCTGTACCTGTTACTGAGACATTCTTTGCAGACACCGTAGCCTTCTCTACTGCGTTAACCACAACATTCTCCCCTGCGATCGTAGCATTACCTACAACGGTAATAAGACAATTACCTTTCACGACAAGAGTATCGTCTACTTCAATGACGGTTATACGTGAACCATCTGGCTGTATCTCGTAATACGTATCCGATCTATGTTGTTCGCGGATACGTTCCTTGCCTTCAGTGTCGTCCCACTCTTTATAGTGACCACTATCTGTCTGATACACTTTGTTGTGTGGGTAGTTCTCTAGTGCCTTGGAGTTCGTGTCCCCTTCTTTAGGTACAGTACCAATCACCATAGGCAACTGAGAGTTCTGTCCGTCAAGGAATATACCGAACACCTGTGTACCCACGAGGATACCTAGGTTCTGTCCTTTACCTTCGTGGACACCATGAGTAATAGGTACAACTATCTGTGCCCAAGGTAGGTCTGCGTCATCGATCTCATCGTATACACCGTACACGTTGACCTTGACTCGACCCAACTGCAAAGGGTCATTCTCTATATCAACAACCCTGCCTAGGAACCAACGTGATTGGTCCCCATAAAATTCAATATAATCTTTAGGTATCATTCTACATCACCTTCTGATAATTTCAAGCATGATAAAGATGCAGTGTACTCTTCCCTATTAAAGGAATGCTTTGCTGCGAATATTAAGAAATCCCCTGACTTTCTATTGTCGTAAAAGTAATCAGTATCTTCGGGTGCTTGGTTGCGCATGAACCTGACCGCAATCTTTCGTCCGGTAGTCATATGTGCAGTGCCATCCAGAAAATCTACTCCGTTGACTATGATTGACAGTGGATTGTTTTTAATTAGATTGTCGATAGCACGATTAATAGTGTTTAACTTATAGTGACCTTTCGCACTTTGGTGGTACGATGATTCTTCATCATACGCATCCGTTGAACCTACCTGTGTTATTGTCCTAGACGGAAACTCATTGAATGACTTATTATCTACCTTGTACTCATCACTGTAATGGTACTTCGATTCTGGCATGATATCGATGACATCCTTCTGTACATCAAATACATAATGGTTCTTGAGTTCTTCGTCATCCTTCTTGGTAGGGTTCAAGTAATTGTACTCTGCACCAACTAACCCTTTCTTTATAAGAGATAGTAGGTTATCTGTATCAGAGAATTTGTATCCCTTGATAACTCTCCGGTGTGAAGGCATCAATGGATTACCAGTGGACATAAGTGCTTCACCATATGAGTATGGCATATCTGCATTAATGACGGGTGCTGATATAAGTGTCTTTAGGTCGACGAACATTAGTTCATCGTTTACTAGGGTAGATAGAAGGTAAAACGGGTACCCTTCTGTGGTACACGACATGTTCTTAATCCAACACATGGCTTCGATTGGTGTTAGGTTAGGTACAATCAACTTCATCTTCTTCTGTGTGTTATCAGTAGAAAGTAACTCTTTACCCAGAAAACTTGAAGAGATGCCTTTAAGGATTTCGGATGGGTTATCGGAGTATGACTTATTGACGTTTATCAGACTGGATATAAATCCGATGTCTTCTATCAGGTGCAACACAAAGAACTCAGAATTGTCATTTAGCTTGGTCGATGCTATGACGGTGTCTAGGTAGAATGTTTTGGAAACAGGTTCACTTTCATCTCGTGTGCTCTGTAATACTACCTCTACCTTCTCACCCCCACCGATGTTAGCACTCGCCATGACATCCTTATCATCTGCGAAAGTAATCGCAGCGGTTAGATAAGGTTTATCGATGTGTTCATAGATGTCTATGTTACTGACGTTAGCAGTGATATTGATAATCCGGTCACCGATTTTTTCGGACTGTATCGTGACGGACTGTATCGATACTGATTCAGCGGCATCTGTAGTTACGGAAGTCATTATGATTTAATCGCTTTCATGAATGCACTGACCACAGTATTAATTGAATCTGGTTTGACTACTCGAATTTGCTTTAAAGAATCATTCGTTTTTTCATATTCTTCCAAGAAGGTTGTTTTGATAACGTCTTGAGGTATAGGTTCGTATGGGTTGATGTCCACACGTTCACCGTTTTTTGTATAGTGATGTGCTGAGAGATGTTCTGCAACAACTGCATCGACCGTGAAGTCCGGAAACACCAAACCTTTATCAACGTCCTCTATCAACTCTCCTACCGCAAAGGTGCCGTCTGTCTCTACCGTCAGTTGTCCTAAGTCCAAATCCTTGTATACGATTGTACCCACCGCCTCACTAGTGAACCCCCTGATAACCGTTCCTACATTGAGGCGACTGGTCATATCAGCACGAAGGACTAGAGTAGTATTAGGATGGTTCTTCTTGGCAATCTTCACTAAATCCTTTTGGGACACTGGCCACCCCTGTTCCCTTAACTTAGGGTTCATTAGGTACAACACCCAATGTAACTGAGGATCATTGTACAGGGAGAATGCAACGTTATCAGCACGTTCACCATTTGCTATATAATAGTCTTGGTAGAACGATGTTGACAGTCTAACCTCATCCATCACTTCTGCGTATGCTGTTAGGTTGACTGCTACAGCGGACTCACCATTAAAGTTATAGTTGATCTTAGGAAATGATTTAAAATATGCCATTAGTAACCCTCAAAAATATCTTGCTTGTTCAATGTGGTCTCTTCAGTGAAGTTCAATGAGAGGTCGATTTCGACAGGTTCGCCATCACGATGGAATGCCATAGACGATGGGTTGAAGTTGGTAGTAATACTAGTTAGGTAACACGACTTTATCTTAGGTCCTATAGCGAAGGAGCTTCCGTTTTCATCAACATATTCTGTTTTGATAATGAATGGGTGTGGATACTTGAATCCAACACTGATATCAGCGCCACTATCATCACCCTTAAAGTTGATAGACTCCGGATAAGCATAGAATCGAAATCGTTTGATGATTGCACGTATCTCTGCTGCCTCTTTAGAGTTCTTTGCAATGAACTTGAATTGGAAGGCAAACTGTCGTACCGCAACACCACGGAATAAGGTACGAATGTTAGGGTCAGCGGTTACACGTAATGCCGCAGCTGCTCCGTCCCCTACTTCGGTAGGTCCACGTTTTGCTAGTTTAGCAAGACCTAGTTTTCCTAAACTGTTTGCTCCTGTCTGACTAGTACCCTTGAATAGGTCAATAAAGTCTCCAAGTGCATTACCAAGTATATCCCCTGCACCACCATTCGCACCCTCTAGTGCGCTACCCAAGAGTGCACCTGCCGAACCTAGACTAGGACTATCATAAGTAAGGGTGTCCGTGGATCCGAATGAAATAGGTAGATAGACCGATATCTTCTTGGTAGTTAATGGCATATTAACACCAGGCGATATAGTAAGAGGTTTATTATCACCATCAGCGGTAGGTGGATCGGTTTCCTTTGTACCAGAGTCTTCATTCTCTCCAGTGTTTTCTGTCGGAGCATCTTTCTTCGGTGCAACGTCCTCGCCTTTGGTAATGGACACCACGCCCTTTCCAAAAGCTTTGAGAACATCTCCTAATGATTGACTTCCGTCCAGCTTAGGACCTGTGATCAACTGAGGGACAAAAGTAACCTTTGCTCCATATCTGTTAGTATCGGATATAGGATACACCAAAGGTTTGTGTGCAGTACCATCGTCGGACGCCTTAGAATCGGTCTTAGACGTTTTGATAGTAGATATCTGCTCTGCCGGAGTCGCTGGGTCACTTATTGTGTTTTCTTCATCTGCCATGGTCTGTAACCTATGTTTATAAATACTTTGATACTATTTATACAGAAACGATGAAGATATAAAATGAATCTAGTAGACGACAGTAAGTTCCTGACCGAAGGTTGGTCATATGATGAAGGGCACGTATTGCCTGACGCTACTAGTTGTAGAATCATCCATATCATATTGAAGATGACACGTTCTAGAAACGTGTTGGAAATAGGGTTCAATTATGGACACAGCGCATTCACGTTTCTAAATGTAGATACCAATGTCAAGTATCATTCGGTAGACATAGGGCAACACGAGTACACCTTGGTGAATGCTAATAAGCTCAAAGAAATGTATCCTGATAGGTTCGTGTTCAGTCACATGAGTTCTCACGATTTGGAACCACGTACCCTCGACCTATACGATATGGTGTTCGTTGATGGTGACCATAGCATCGAAGGTATGTCAAAGGACTTGAACCTATGCAACGAAGCAAGGGTCGAGTACATTCTATTTGATGATTACGTCAGTAGTCTATCGATGGACGAAAGAGTAGAGTCGCCGAACCCCAAGAGATTGATACATCATTACCTGTCCAAACCAGACTTTCCTTACAAGAAAGTACATGATTTCGCTTATCCTTCTAGTGACAGGGTCAACCACATGGTGTTATTAAAACGTGAAGACATATAAAGGACGGTACAAACCAAAGAACCCAGCCAAGTATGCTGGGGATGTAGACAATGTCGTCTACCGTTCGGGTTGGGAACGACATGTTATGAAATGGTGTGACGACAGTCTGGACGTGGTACAATGGATGTCCGAAGAGTTGGTCATCCCTTACATCTGTGAGACTGATAAGAAGCCACATCGATACTTCATGGACTTCGTCATCAAGTACAAGTCTGGACGTGTTGTACTGGTCGAGGTCAAACCCCACAAGCAGACCCTACGTCCTGAACGCAAGCAGGGAAAGTCCCGTCACACTCTATTGAATGAGGGTATGACCTACATCAAGAACCAATCCAAGTGGAAGGCAGCATCCGAATATGCGAAGGATAGAGGGTACCACTTTGAGATCTGGACAGAGAACGAACTCACCGCTATGGGTATCATGCCCAAGTCTACCCAACGTATGCGTACCAAGAAACCGTTAAAGAAATTACCCCCCTTTCGTAGTAAAAAGAAGAGCCGTTGATTAATCAACAAATAAAGAGTTGACTAGTCAACAAAATAACGTATAAATAGAAGTAAGAATTTTAACGGATACTTCGATGTCTAACATATTCCAAAGATTAGAACTACAAGCGTTCCGTGCCGGTATTACACCGCGCACGAAAGAGTCCCGTGATTGGTTTCGTAAAAAGATCAAGAACATGCGTAGTATCAAACGTGAATCATTGATGAAAGAAGACCCGTTGAAGCAAACGAGTAAAGAGATCGTCGGTGGTATGTACATGTTCTTCTACGATCCTAAACATAAGGATACGCTACCGTACTATGATACATTTCCATTGGTCATTGTAGTGGGTCCAGCAGAAGGTGGGTTCTATGGGTTGAACCTACATTATCTACCTCCTATCCTACGTGCTAAGATGCTGGACGCATTGATGGACATTACATCGAATACTAAATTCAACGACTCTACACGATTCAAGATGTCGTATGAGTTGTTGGTCAAGTCAAGTAAGTTGAAGTACTTTCAACCATGTTTCAAGCACTACCTGAACGAACACGTGCAGAGTAAGTTTTCTATGGTACCGGCACCGGAATGGGAGATTGCTACCTTCTTACCGACCGCAGACTTCCGTAAGGCAAACTCTAAGAAAGTATACTACGACTCCAAGAAAATGATAGGCGATTAATCGATGGCGGGAATAGAAGATTTAAAAAGTAAACTTATATCTAAGAATGGTATGGCGATGTCCAACCAGTATTCTGTAGAAATGCCCTCAGAGGTAGGAAATTCAGACCTTGGTGGTGTTGTGACTAAACTCAAAGGAATGTCGAGTAGTACTGCTAACCTATTGTGCAAAAGTGTATCGATGCCTGGTAAACAGATTGCTACCTTAGATCGACAGATGGGTATCTTTAATGAGAAGATAGTTAACGGGTTCATAGTAGACGATGTCACAATGACCTTCTATGCATTGAACGACTATGGTGTAAAAAAGTATTTCGACTCATGGCGTTCTGCTATGGTAGGTGAGTACACTGTACCTAAAGAAGAACCAGCCGAAGAGGAAGAGGGAGAACCTAAACCTCCTAAACCAACTCCTCTACCCAAGGGTACTGTTGGATACAAAGACGATTACGTTGCTCCGATAAAGATACATCAACTGAGAAAACCTATAGCAAGAGTCGGGTTCGATATAGGACCTTTCAGTATAGACTTCGACCTATTGGGAGCATCTATTTACAGCGTAGAGTTGATAGACGCATTTCCAACAACAATTACTAGCATCGAACTGACCAATGAAGCGGACGGGTTGGTAGAAGTTAGTGTAACATTCTCCTATACCAATTGGAGAGTCATCAAAGATGAACGAGGATTAGGAGAATTTAAACTGAGTTTGGGTTCAATATTTTAAATTATAGGATTACATAATGGCATTACCTAAGTTAAACGCATCACCAACATATGAATTAAACGTACCATCTACAGGACAACTAGTTACTTTCAGACCCTTCCTAGTGAAGGAACAAAAGAATCTATTGATTGCAATAGAGACACAAGAGAGGCGCGACATGATGCGAGCCATTGTGAGAACTATTGAGTCCTGTGTAGAAGAGACAATGAAGGACTTGACTATTTTCGATGTGGACTATATGTTCACTAAGATACGTGCAAAGTCTGTCGGGGAAACTGCAACACTGATTATTCCATGTGAAGAATGTAATCAAGGTTCCGAAGTACCGATAGAACTAGAAAGGATTATGCTACAGGGAGAAGTGGTTGATAATAAGCTTATTGAGTTGACAGACGATATTTCTGTACAGATGAGATACCCGACCTATGCGGACTTTATGGACAATGATAAGTTGTTTCAAGATACTTCTTTGACTGAGACTATTTTGGAAATGGTGATGACTTGTATAGCATCAATCAACACCTTAGAAGAGAAGTTCTCTACAAAGGATGAACCGCGAGAAGAACTAGTCAACTTTGTAGAATCTATGTCAGCCGAACAGTTTGAAAAGGTGACAGAGTTTGTGAACGGAATACCGACAATAAAACAAGAAGCGGACTTTGTATGTGACCATTGCGGTCATCACAACGATCGTATACTAAAAGGAATGGATGATTTTTTTTAATAAATCTCTCCCATGATAACTTGGCAAACTACTATCAAGTTAACTTCCAACTAATGAACAATTACAGTTACTCATTAGATGAAGTGGAAAGTATGTTGCCTTGGGAGAGAGAGATTTACTTGAGTATGTTAATCGATGATATTAAAGAAAAAAACGAGAGAGCAAAACAACAACAAGGTTAAACCATGGCACTTTCAACACTAGCAGATACTTTAAGATCACAAAACACGCAACTGGTCAACATCAATGATGGTATCAGTAGTATTGATGCATCTTTCTCTAAATGGTTTGTTGCACAAGAACAGGCAAGACTAGAAGACCTAGAACGCGAACGAGATAACGCCGCGGCATCTGGGGGTGGTGGTTCTGGTGGTGGTCGAACCGGATCCGGTGGTTCTGGTGGCGGAGGCGGTGGTGGTGCTGGAGGCATGTTTGCTGGAATAGGTGCTGCATTAGGTTTGGGTAGACTGAGTGGGGGTCTTGCTAAAGCAGGTATCTTCGGTCTTACTCAGATGATGTCCGAAACTCTAGGTACTGCTGTCGCAGAAATGACTGGGGATAATGAACTAGGTGCCGCAGCCGCGAATGCTGCTAAGTTCGGTGGTATAGGTGCATTGTTCGGAAAGAGATTCGCAGTACTGGGTGCAGTCGCGGGAGCGTTTGCTACTCCAGAAAACATAGAAATGTTAGGGGAAATTGGAGATACTTTAGGACAGAGAGGAAAAGAAGTAAAGGATGCACTCGCTGGATTGAATATAGCATTACCATCTTTGTCAGATGTTTACAAAACACTTGCGGACGGTAGTCATGAAATACTAAGTGGAGTTAATTCATTACTCAAGGGTGACGTTCAAGGTATGGCTGAAAACGTAACTGGTTTTGCAGCGGTCGGTGGTATTGCTAATGCAGCGAACTTGAAATTGAACAAGAAACTGAATGCAGGGAAACCTCCTACGCCTACCAACCCAGCATCATCTATGACTAAACAGGAAAGAATAACCGCGAACAATAAGACTGCATCTAACCTGAGTAAAAAGAAATTAAAAGCACTTGCAGATAAGGGAATTACTGTAGACAAGGGTGGAATGAAACAGAACGGAAAGTTCATGTCCGCTGATAAGATGGATGATGCATTGAAAAGTGTTAAGGCGCCTACTTCGGGTCAAGCAAAAGGTTTGGCAGCCGCAATGGCGAAATACAAGAACTTTGGTAAGTTCATGAAATTACCTATAGTAGGTCAACTTGCATCTGTCGGTACCATTGGATTAGTATTAGCAAACGATGACTTGTCTGCCTCAGAAAAAGCAGCAGAAATCGCTGGAGCATTGGGTGGTATCGGTGGTGGTACTCTTGGTGCACTTGCAGGAGCAACACTAGGTACTACTGTCGGGGGACCCTTCGGTACTGTTGCTGGCGGATTAGTCGGTGGTATACTGGGTGGTTTCTCAGGGGATTACTTAGCGAAAAACATTGCAGAGTGGATGATAGGTGGTGGCGGTGAACTAATAGACACCATGAAAGAAATTACTACAATGGGTGGTGGCGGTGCTGCTACTGCTGTTGGTGGTAGTAGTGGTGTAACTGGTGCACCGCCTGCAATGAAGATGCCAACCGCAACTGGTGCGCAGATTAAAGACGGTACTACACAATCACAGGCACTCGCTGGACTGGGTGGTGGCGGGACAACCGTAGTTGCTCCATCGTCATCTAATGTTTCCAATACAAGTAGTAACACAAGTCTAGTATCAGGTGCAGTCATGTCATACGATAGTTACGACCCACTATCAGGCACCAGAGCCTCATAAAAAAAGGGGGACCGAAGTCCCCCCAAATCTATCAACTGTAATATATCTTACTCTTCGGCAGCCATCTGCGCGAAGTATGATAGTGTGTCATCCGCAGCTGCGACAGCAGCAACCGGAGCAGGAGCAGCTGCAACAATAGTAGGTTCAGAAGAAGTGTCCCACGGTGGAGCCTCTTCCGCACTTGCAAGTGCTTCGTTCTTCAAAGTTGAACCGGCACCAGTCGCAAGACCTAGTACTGTCTCTAACTTCTGCTTCAACTCATCGTAAGACTTGAACCACTTTGCATCGTGTGCATTCGGATAGTCTGGTACTATGAATTCGTTCAAGTCATACAGTGTATTGTACACTGCTTCAAGTTGAGTCTCATCAGCACCCAAGAACTGAGAAGGTGACTTAAAGTCTGACTTATCATAGTTACGGTATCCCGCAACGTTACGAATCTTCAGTTCGAAGTCCGCACCGCCCCAGAAATCAAAAGGATTGACCGGAGTCTCGCCTGGGAATTCTGGTTGCATCTGGTCCATGATCTTATCAAAGATCTTCTTACCGAACTCGTAGATGAATGACTTGCCATTGTTGGCAGGGTTTGCAGGGTCGTTAATAACTTGAATGTTAGTAACGTAGTGTAGACGACGCTTCTGGCGACGTGCAGTTTCTTTGTCTTCTTCGATGCCTGAGTTCCACAGACGTGAGTTCAACTCACCTAATGGATCGTTCTGACCTAGGGTCGTAAGTGAACGCTCGATGTACCACTGTCCGGTTGGACCCTTGAATGCGTGATCCCAGTAGCGAACCCACGGTAGGTCTTGACCTTCAGTAGCAGGAAGAAAACGAATCACGGCGTAACCATTACCTTGTTCATCAACGGTAGGTTTCCACTTGCGATCGTCTTGGTATTTGTTGGTGTTAGATGCTTGACCGGATGCTTCGGTAGCAGCGGTGACAAGCTTAGAGATGTCCATAGACTTGGACTTTAGATTTGCAAAAGACATAATATTTCCTTAAATATAAACTTAAATATAAACAATGTATGAGATTACCCATAAGGGCATAACTATTTATACGTCTAGCGTGTTCTGCTTTGGCAGAAAATTCAACTGACGTGCTTCACTCTCAAGATGTTCGACGATAGTTGGAGACAAGTACTTCTTGATGTCTTCCAGCTCTAATCCGTTCTTCTCACAGAGATGTACAATGGAATCCATGTACGACATTCTGTTTTGAAATACGAAACTTTCGATCATCGCAGAGAATGATTTCTTGGTTAGGAACTTCTCTTCAGTTTTCTCATCCATTGATTACCTCAATCGCTCTGACATTATCAACGCGGAATGACCGCCATGATTGCTTGTCGATTGCGAATGCGCGAATCACAGATTTGTTAACTGAGAAGTCGTCCACTACTGCAACTTTGGATTCAGACAATTCAGGCATATAGTCAGTTTGGAGAGTACAAGGCATAACGCGTTCCTCACCATTGACTTTACTAAAAGTCACCTGAAGGACATTGTCCCGTAGTTGACTAACGATACTATCATAATTAAACATTGACTCCTCCTTAGAATCGTTCAAATTCAGCGTCCTCCGCTGTTGCTTCTTCTTCAGACGCCTCTGAGTGTACTGCTTCAAGAAACTCTTCGCTACCATCTAGTACCGCAATGGTGTGTTCGAATGCTTCAAGTGTAGCGAGAACGTTCTTACGCGTCTCATCCTCTTCATCTAGACTCGCATAATCTTTACCAAAAGATTCTAGAGTATCTAGATAAACGCAACGCAAAAACTCACGTGAGATGAGCTCTACATCGTTACGGGTATATTGACCTAAATCAATTAGGTTCTCAGGCATTGGTGTGGACATTAATTCCATTCCTCGTTGTGGGTTGATTGACGGACATCGGAGAAGAGATTGTTAACGAACTTATCTTCATCTCCCCAGCGTACATCGGATTTATAGTCTTGACGATCAAGACCTACTACTTCGTTCGCTAGACGTTGGTTTGACTTGCGAACCTTACTACGCTTCTGGATCTTGAGTGCTGCCGCACGAACCATTGCGTAACGTACTTCTTTACTTACTGCCATAATTATACCTTATATGTAGGGGGTTGTCAAGTGGCTAGAATCCATTATTTGGATACAGTTCATCTTTGGTTAACTGACCGCGTTTCTTCGACTCCTTCTTACGGTCGACGTGGGTAGAGGCGCGATTGAATCGCCCCGCATACTTCGCGACCGGATTCGACCGCTTGGTAGATTTCTTCTTCATTGTCATATGCCTCGTTTTCCCATGGCTGATCACAGTACTTCATATTCTCATACTCTTGACCATCGAATATCCATTTATAAGACATCACACCTTCATTCAGAGTTAGTCCAGTATGAATCAATCGACCACTTAGTATCTGTACTGCATGAATCATCTCATGGGCAATGTTGATTTTCATTTGTTTCTCATCGACCCGTTTGCCTTCGAAGTACTCAGCGATAGAGATATCAACTTGATCCTCATCGCCGTCAACTAGTCCAGCGAACGTACCTAGCTCTTCTACAAACTCAAGTTCAACATAGCCGGGTAGATTAGATATCCCTAGGAACTCTGCCACCTTGTGAACATAGGTGGACATCTCATAACTAGGGGACTCAGAAATATCAACATTGACCGCATACTTCATATTAGTTATCCGACCTAATACCAGCATCATAGTTGTCATCGCTGTCGTAATCGAACAGAGTAGACCAGACACGAAGTTTGAACAACTTTTCTGTTCTCGCCTCCTCAACAGCAGTGTACGACACTACTTCCCATTGTTGTAACAACTCAATCATGCAAACAAGGTCGCCGACCTCTTTAGCAAGTAGAGACAGGTTGTGTTGATCCTGACCGAACCGCTTTACCTTCGACACTCTTTGAATGACCTCGGCACATTCTTCTTGCAGAATGGTGAGCAGTTCGGTACAGCTATCGTTATGTCGTAACATTAAAACTCCACTCGATCATGGAAAGGAACCGCACCGGAGAACTCAGCTCCAGTAATCTCACGAAC